TAGGAATTCCAAAGGCGGGGATGAATACCGTCGACTTTTTACCAAAGAAGAGGCGATCCAAGGAATTATTGGTGACCCTTATGTCGAACCTATTAATCGGAAAACCTCACCTGGATATCCCTACGTTCTCCAAAAGAAAGTAGGTGGTAAACGACATTGGCTTGGAGAAGATGAACATTACGACTTTAATAATCCTGAGCTCGCGAAAGATATGGATCATATCATATCTGAAGCTAAGCAAGGAAGGAGGACAGAAGTCATTTTCGTAGATACCCTTAAGGATGAACGCAGAACCTTGGAAAAGGCAAAGAAACCCAGACTTTTTGAGACTGGACCAATGGCTTTTAACTTGGTAATGCGAATGTACTTTGGCGGGTACACTGCATTTAGAAATAAGAATAAAATCATACACGATTCTTGTGTTGGAATTAATGCTTACTCTATGGAATGGACCCAGCTTGCAAAACGTCTCAGTCGCTTCGGGAAAAAAAATATTTTGGCCGGAGATTTCTCTAATTATGACGGAACATTAGGTTCTACTGTACTCGCTTCTGAAGTGGAAGATATTAACGAATTTTATCGAAGAAATGATTTCACTGAAGAAGAGGAGAAGAAATATGAAGAAGACTGTCGCGTTCGGCGAGTTTGCTTTTCAAACATCATGTTTTCAATTCATCTTACCAGAGACGAACTCACTGCGTGGATTCAATCTCAACCCTCTGGCAATATTATGACTGTAAATCTCAACTCTGATGTAAATACAAAATATTCGGTTATCGCTTATTTGATTCTGGCCGATCGTTTCGCTCCTGAACATTGTAATATGAAATCTTATCAAGATTATATTGTTGAAAATAATTACGGAGACGATAACGTGAAAGCCGTTCATCACTCGATTATGGAATGGTATAACATGCAAAATTTAACATGGGCCTATGCTCAGCTCGGACTCAAGTACACTGATGAGGAGAAGCGTAGTGACGTGACTGAGTTTCGCTCCCTTGAGGACGTTTCTTTCTTGAAGCGAACTTTCAGGTGGGATGAGACCCAGCAGCGTTACTGTGCTCCTCTTTCTCTTGATACTGTTTTGGAGATGGCGCAATGGGTTCGTGGAAAAACGAATCACCACGAACTATGTAAGGACACTATGGAGATGGCTGCGTACGAATTGTCGCACCATCCCAAGTCCGTATTTGATGAA